GACAAACGACAAAAGAATATGTCATTGAAGGCATCGCATGTTTGGATTATTATGTGATGTATCAAAAATTTAATTTAGAAAAACAAGAATCATATAAATTGGATTATATCGGAGAAGTCGAAGTTGGTGAAAACAAGGTAGAATATTCAGGTAGCCTGTGGGCATTGGCGAGAGACGATTGGGATACTTTTGTCCGATATTGTATCAAGGACGTAGATTTAGTAGTAAAATTGGATGACAAATTAGACTATATCTCCCTTCTCCGATTCCTAGCATACACAGGATTATGTAGTTTAGAGAACGCAATCAAAACTGTCCCATGTATGAACGGTGCAATTGCAATTAAAGCTAGAGAAAGGGGAGAATGTATCCCAACATTTATCAAAAATGTGACAGATTATAAAGCACCCGGTGGATATGTGACCGAACCAACTATTGGATTTTCTGAGAACATTGTAACATTCGATGCAAACTCTCTATATCCTTCAGTGATGATTTCACTGAATCTCTCACCTGAGACTAAATTAGGGAAACTGGAGAAAGTTGGCGATATGTATAATATCCACCATGTGTCTGGAAGAACATTCGAATTAACTGCTAGTAAGTTTGTAGAATACTTAAAACACGAAAATGTTGCGATATCAAAGTCCCAACATTTATTCTCACAAACTAAAAAAGGTATCGTTCCAGAATTTTTGGATAATTTATATACTAAACGTAAATTAATGAAGTCCAAGATGATCGAAGCTAAAAAGAATGGGGATACCAAATCAGCAAGCAAATTCGATACGATCCAACATGCTTACAAAATTCACCTCAATAGTTTGTATGGATACATGTTGAACAAATATGCCCCGATGGGGGATGATGATATTGGAACATCAGTCACATTGACTGGCCAAGCAGCCGTCAAACAGTCAGTGAAGATTTTCGAACAATTTATACGTAATAAAATACCAAATATCAGTGAAGAGTTATTACAGAAGATTTACGTCTATGGTGATACTGACTCAGGATTTTTCTCATTTAATTTCTTAGAATTTCTAGATATCAAGTTATTGAAGGATGGTGAAATAACTCCTGAATTTTACTCATTGTGTGATGAGGTCGAGGATTATATAAACATCGAGATGACTAAGTGGGCAACTAAATCATTGAGAAGTTTAGACCCAAGGTTCGTATTTAAACGGGAAGCAATATGTGACTCCAGCATTCTCATTGGTAAAAAATATTATGTCTTACATATTTTAGATGATGAAGGAGTCAAGGTAAACAAATTCAAGTATCGTGGGGTAGATGTGGTCAAAACGACAATACCAAAAGTTATTAAACCATATCTCAAAAAAGTAATTGAGCATATGATTTTGTCGAAATCATTATTGGAAACCAACCAACTATTCAATGAAGCATATGAATTGTATAAGAAATTACCAATTGAAAGTATTGCCAAAATTAGTGGCATGAACAATTATGAAAAGTATTCTGGTAAATGTAGTGGTTTACAGATAGTGAGTAAGATGCCATCTAATTTGAAATCCGCATACCATCACGATTACATCGTAGATAAAATAGGTTTGACTGCCAAGTATGACAAATTTAAATCTGGGGATAAGGTTAGAAGCGTGTATGTAAAATCTCCAAATAAATACAATATCAAAAATATCGGATTCAAGGAAAATTACCCAGATGAATTTAAAGAAATATTTTTAGTTGACTACGAGAAAATGTTTGATAAGATGTTCTTCGCCGCCATTGAAAGATTTTATGACGCTGTTGGTTGGAAATTGAGGAAACCCAATGAAAATGTCAAAATCGAACTAGAGGATTTTCTCTCTTAAGATCAATATAATATAATTATGAATATACAAGAAGCATACAACACAGGATTAAACGACGCTGAAGATCGCGTAATGTTATATCTAACTCGGTTTATCGAGGATAGAATATCTGAAAAATTTGAAAACCCACAATTGCAATCCATTTGGAATGTAATTCAAAATGAACTATCTGATAAATTTACTGAGACTGAAACCACATTTAGCCCAGCAATCGAAGAAGGAACAAATAATGATTATAGCCTATTTCGAGACATTCTTAATGTATTAGCAGGAAATGATACCCCAATAAGTTCAACAAATGAAGATACAAACAAGATTTTAGAAATCATCAAAATTAGATCAGATCATTATCGAGAGTTGGCTGGTGGGAATACCAGAATCGGTAAAAAATTTAAACAAAACGTAGATTCACAGTTGCAAACACTGAATTCTATGTTATAATCAATCATATGCAAGAAAAACACGTAGCACTAATCGACCATGTTGGTCGATCAATTATCGGAAAATTGGTCTGTGAAGACGCAGCAACGATTACTATCAACAACCCAGTAATCCTACATTGCCAACCACAAGCCAATGGTCAATTAGAAGTCCAAACATTCCCAGTATTCTTTTTCGAATTTATCGATAAGGGTTATCGAGAGACTAATACTTGGACATACACTAAATCATCAATCGTCACAAGTGATGTTGTTTTAGACGAACGTATTCTAAGTCAATACGCTCGTATTAATACACCACCTACTGAAGACGTAGTTGATACCCCTAAAATTATTTCCATCGACGACCTATAATGGATAAAGAAATATTATCAGCATTAAGTGAGATTGATACAGTCAACCCATATGCGTCATTTCTGAATGAATCAACTCTCTCAACAGTAGATGACTGGATTGATACTGGTAGTATGGTTCTAAACGCTCTAATTTCGGGTTCCATCTATGGTGGAATTCCGAAAGGACGAGTGGTCCAATTAGCAGGTCCATCAATGTCATATAAAAGTGGATTCGTTAAACAAATTTTAGCAAATGCGCAGAAAAAAGGCATGACAGTAGTAATTTTCGATACAGAAAATGCTATTGATGCTGAAGGTGCGGCATCACTTGGATTGGATATTAGTAAAGTGAAGTATGTTCCTTCAACTACTATTGAAGGAACCAGAAATGCTATCTACAAGTTCCTAACTAAGGTAAAGGAAAAGAAATTAGAAGGTCAATTCATTATTGCAATTGATTCTATCGCTAATTTACAATCTGAAATGGAACTCTCTAGAATGGAGAAAGAAAGCGTATCTGCTGATATGGGATCTTTTGCAAAAGCTATCAAGAGTTTGTTAAAGACATGCACAAACATGTCAACCTTGACTAAAACTCCAATTATCATTACTAATCACGTATATGATAATCCAGCAGCAATGTTTCCATCCATTGAGCAGAATATTTCTGGAGGTAAAGCAGCAGTGTTCTTACCATCTGTTACTGTTCAATTGGCTAGAAAACTAGTTGCGGATGATGATGGTAAAACATTAGACTCTAAGTTAGCAGTCTCACAGAAGAAATATTCTGGAGTAGTTATTCGTGCATTGACAGTTAAAAATAGATTTATTAAACAATACCTAGAAGGTGAGATGTATTTATCTTTCTCCACAGGTTTGAATAAATACTATGGTTTACTAGAAATCATGAAGGGTATGGGTGTTGTTGAAGGTCGTGGATCAGTTTATTATGACTGGAATGGTAATAAACTAGGATTCCAAAAACATTGGAGATCCAATATTGACCTATGGGAGAATACATTATTACCAGAATTGGAAAAACGTATTAAGAAAGAATGGTCTTATGGTAATCTCATAGATAGTGAGGATATCCCAGAAGAAGATGAGGACGAACCAGTTGAGGAATCAATTGATGAGAGTCCATTGGCACAATTGAAGAAACTAAAAGAAAAAGTTTCAAATAAATTGGATCAAGTAGAAGAATGAAAAAAAGGGCAGTGTTAATTCACTGCCCTTTTTTTATTTATAATCTAGATCATCATCATCGAAATCTTCTATATCATCTAATTCTTCATCTGAAGGTGAAGGCATCTCATCCAAATCTTCAGATCTTTTCTTCTTCATCTCCATCTGTCTATTATAACGCCGCATAAACTTTTCGATGTTTACAGTAGAGCCAATATTTCGTAATTTGACATATTGTAAAATTTTATTCATGTCGTTCTCACCTAGTTCCATTAGAATATTGTCATCAATATTAGGGATAATAGTTCCAGTCAAAATAGGTAATCCTTTTCTGCCTCTAGAAACATTACGGGAACGTATTTTTGGAGCTAAACGGTCGAATATATCTTGAACCTTTTGAATAATATTCATTTCAGTATCTTTCTGAATAGAATATTCACGAGACATCCCTCTAGATCTATTGCCACGTTCTTCATTTGGACGTTGAATATAATCTAATATGTTTCTATCATTAGAGACATATTCAATATAAGAATCTATGTCAAAATTTTGAATATTTCTTTTGAAAAAATTAACCATAAATGGTCTATAATCTGTAGTATGTAATCCTTTACGTAATGCTATCTCAGATGTTTTTTCTCGAATATTTAATGGAGTACTTTTATATAGATAATCCCATAAATGATATGATGCTGGTCTATTTACGCCATTATTTCGCATAAATTTATTGATATAATCAGCAGCTTCATTCAATTCTTGATATTCATCAAATGCTTTGAATTTTTTATACTCAAGTAATAGTTTTTCGTATGTTTCTTTAAAATTATTCATTTTCAGTCATCCAATGGTTATAGTTTTTAAATTTCTTGAACCCTCTATCGACATATGCGTGATTAGGATTCGATTTAAACTTAGTATCTTTAATCACTTGTTCACATAAGTAATGTTCCACGCCTTCTCCATATGGTTTTTCGTATTTTTCTTTCTTACTTTTCAAGTTTCCTAGAACATCAACACGTTTATCTTGAAAACTATCACTCTGTTCTTGATCGGTAGTTCCACGTTTTGCCCAAAAAATATCTATTCCTGTATCAGCTTGTTTTTGTAGATTTTTTTGAATTTTATTTTGAAGTAACTTTCCTTTAATTTTCATTAATTCCATGAATTTATTTTTAATATCTTCATCTTTTAAGAAATGATTAATGACATCTTTGTCATATCCACCTAGTTTCTCTTCAGTGCTTCTGCTAATATCTAATAATTTTTCAAATTGATTTTCTGCGATAATATCAGATAAATCTTCGACCATAATGGATAATGCAGTGAGCACAGATTTCATATCATCAGTCACTCCTTGGTAATTCTCAATACGTCTTAGGTCTTTTTCAAAATCATCTGGGGATGAACCGACACCTTTATCTATTTTGGACTTATAGAGTGCCTTAATACCCTCTAAATCTTTAATTGCGCCCTTATAATTTATGAATCTACTGGTAATTGGTCCTAGATTACTACCGTAATCTTTCATTTTTGTTCTATGAGCTTCGATTAAAGTTTCAATACAATATATAATGAAGTCAGCATATTGAATTCTATTGTATTCATCAGGAGTAACAGTCTCATCATTCGAAATATCTGGCAATTCTCCAGAAAAACCACCCTTAGCCTTGCTGATATTTCTACCTTGCATGACTTTATTCATTTGTTTCAAATAAGGAGCTAATTCATTTTCCAATGCAGTTAAATCATCTGGATCAATTCCCCCAACATCAGAAATTATGGTTTTAGCCCCTTTGCTTCTACCTGATTGCCCCTTAGTGGACTTGTATATTTGATGGTATTGTCTAACATTATCTTCAGATGACATTTGAGACGCAATTTCACCAACCTTATCTGGATTTTTGTTTAAAACATCAATCAAAAGCGATTTGACTAGTGGTATTTTAACATTGACATTCGTAGCAGTATCATATTGACGTTGTTGCTCTGGGGTCAGAAAATCATCGATAATATATGCCATATAACCATACGAAAAATCGTCCATACTCGTAATCCCCCCTATTTGTTTACCAATTTTTCGGGCATTACCATAAGCCTGAACTATTTCAGGGTATTTAACGCCGGGTAAACTGGCAGTTCTCGCCATTTCAGTCAGCAAAACTGCCCGATCAGCAAAATAATCAAAATTAATAGACTCCATACCACTATTTAACCAATTGACACTCAAAATAGTCGTGCTACCATCATCTCATGGTCATCAAAAAACATCGTTACTGTTCCGCATCTGCTAGGACAGATACTACACTGGATAAATCGTTGGAATATTGGCAGCATTTGAATAATGTTGTTCGATATCACAATAATAAAATGCCATTATGTTCAATATACAATTATGAGATAAAAAAAGCACTAGAGGATGATGTCGATTGCTTGATTCTAGTCCATGATGATGTAATCTTAGAAGAAAATCCCATTCCAAAGCTAGAAAAGTTATTTGATGAATATGATTTAGTTGGAGTTGCTGGAGCTTCTAAGGTGGAAATAAAATCACCAGCATTGTGGCATTTGATGGGTGGAGGATTCAATGGTGGGCATCTACACGGGAAGGTCTGTCATGTAGTGAATGAAGTCGGAAGCGAATATGGTAAAAATCACCCAAGTTATTTCGGTCCATATCCCCACCGAGCAGTCATGATTGATGGTGTTTTTATGGCTTTAAATAGAAAGGCTATGGAGACTATGAGATTTGATGAAGAGTGTCCATCAAAATGGCACATGTATGATTTAATTTCAAGTCTTGACTTTCATCTCAATGGTGGTAGAGTCGGTGTCGGTGATATCTTAATCACACACGAATCTCCGGGGCTGAGTGAGATTACTCAAGACTGGTTGGATGGTGAAAAATACTTTTTAGAAAAATATGGACATTAATTTAGCTGAATATGAAACTGTAATCGCCTATAAATCTATTACAGACTCGACTTACTTAAACACAATAGCTGATTACGTAAAACCAGAATACTTTGAAAACCAAAACATAGCTGAATACTTTAAAATCGTAAATGATTTCTACGATAAGCGAAAGAAACTTCCAACATTTACAGAAGTTAAGACATATTTGAACAACGATATTCTGAAAAACAACTTCAGAAAATTATTAGAGTCATTCAAGACTCTCGACAAGGAGTTCGATAAAGATGAATTATATGAAAACACCGAAAAGTTCTTAAAGGAACGAGCCACTTGGTGTCAGATGTTGGATATTGCAGAAAATGCTGAAGAGAAGGTAAAGAATCCCCAAGAAGTTCTTGAAGCATTTGATGAGATTTGTAATATCAATCTCGTCACAAATAATGGTATCGAAATATTTCGAGATAAGGACAAAATAATTGATGACATTCTAAATGTTGAAAATTATATCTCATCAGGATGGCAATGGTTTGATGATGCAACTGGTGGGGGATTTTTAGAGTCTGGAAAGGCTTTATATTTATTTGGTGGCCCCGCTAATATAGGCAAGAGCATCTTCCTTGGCAATGTGGCAGTCAATATCGCCAAGCAAGGCAAGAGCGTCCTAGTGATCTCTTTGGAGATGTCTGAGATGGTATATGCGAAGAGAATGTCATCCAATATAACCAAAATTCCAATGAAGAATTTTAAATTTGAGACACATGCTTTAAGAAATTCATTGGTTGAAGAAGAAAATAGAAATCCCGAAGGTAAAGTATATATTAAGGAGTTTCCTCCTTCTACTATATCCCCAAAACAGATAGAGGCATTTATCAAAAAAATGATTCTATCTGGAATTAAGATAGATGCTATTATAATTGATTATATTGGCCTTTTGACTACAAGTTTTGGGTCAAATTCTTATGAGAGAGGTAAACATATCTGTGAAAAGGTTAGAGCAATGTCCTATCCAGAGATATTTGGTTGCCCTATTATCTCAGCATTCCAATTAAATCGATGTTTGGATTTGGATACTGAAGTTATCTCTACTGATGGACCGAAAAGATTGGGTGATGTTAAGATTGGTGATGAAATTATGGGTAGCTCTGGTATGGTGACTATTCGATATGTCTACCCAGTAGAAAAAAATGAAGTATTCAAGATAAAAACTAAGTCTGGGAAGGAAATTATATGTTCTAAACGACATTTGTTCCCAACAACGAATGGTGTTGTTTCTATAGATGATGGACTATCTGTAGGGGATTCTTTATTTACAGCAATTCAATAATTTAATTGCTTTGCACTAAATAATGATATGAAGTATCAGAAATATAATTCGATATCAGACAGGAAAGAGTGGAAAAACATAACCAGTAAAATTCCTACAGATGAAATAAACCAAATATGGGGAACATTATACCCATTGAAAGTTTCTGAAATAAAATTCTTAGCCACTCTTATTGAATATGATCAAAAGGATATAAGTAATAAGTTTCTCTATTATAGAAGTCTTTCGCCCAATATACAAAAAGGTAATTCATTAGAGAATTATATATTGAAATACGGTGAAACTATTGGTAGAGATAAATACCAAACCAAAAATAAAAATTCTTCAAACACTTTGGATCGACTTATTGAAAGACATGGGGTAGAGATTGGAAAATCTAAGCACGAAAAATTTAGAGAGGGTAGAAGAAATCCGAAGAAATTGATGATTAAAAAGTATGGAGAAGATGAGGGCATTAAAAGATATAATAATTATTGTGAGAGAAATCGTGGAAATCACAGTCTAGAACGAAAACTCGAAATGTATCCAGAAGAAGAGGCACATTTTAGATATAACAATTTTATAGAATCAGCTAGAAAAAGGTATACACTGGAAGGTTGTATTGAAATTTACGGAGTAGTAGAAGGAACCGAGAAATACCGAGACAAAATACAAAAATTGCATTTTGGAGCATCCGAATTAGGATTTAAAGAAAAATATGGTAGTGAATATAAAGAGATTTTGAGAAAGTCTAAGGACAACACATCGTTGGATAGTTTTATAATCAGATATGGTGAAATAGAAGGAACTTTAAAATATAAAGACCACTGTGATGGTATTTCGTATAGGAATTCTTTACAATATTATATTGATCAATTTGGAAAAGAATTAGGCAAATCCAAATTTTTAGAAAAGAGATCAAATACTTACTGTAAATTTGGTGTATCCCCAATATCACAAGAATTGTTCGAAGGTATTAGACATGAAGGAAGGGAATATTATCACAACATAAACCACGAATACTTTCTAATAACCAAATATGGTTATTTTTACATAGATTATGTCAACAAAGATAAGATGAAAGCGGTGGAATTTAACGGAGATGTCTTTCATGCAAATCCAGAGATGTTTTTAAAAGATGATAGACCAAATCCATACGACAAGACTAAAACATCAGAAGATATTTGGAAATATGACGAAATTAAAATAAATGCCATGAAAGAACACGGGTTTGATGTATTGGTAATTTGGGAAAAGGATTATAGAGAAAATAAACAAAAGGAAATTAATAGAGTTAATGAATTTATATATGGATAATTTTATAGAAGATGAGATAGTTTCGATTGAATATCTCGGAGAACGAGAGACTATTGACATAACCGTTTCTGATGATAATCTATTTTTAGCGAATGGGATACTCACACACAACTCAGGTTATGGTAAAGAGAATCCCGGAATGGAAACTGTATCGGAAAGTATCGGTGTTATGCAAACAGGTGACGTTGGAGTATCCATTTTCCAATCTGATGAAGATAAAGAACTGGGAATTATTAAAATCGGTATGATGAGAAACCGATATGGACCAATGGGAATGGTTCAAGCGATGAAAATTGAATATGAAACACTCTCAATTGTTCAATCTGATGAAGACGAGGAATTTATGGACGATGATAATTTAGGAATCTTAGAGAGACTAGCAAATCGATAAAATTATGGAAGAAATATCACCAATACCAAGCTAAAAGTAATTGACGTATATGAATAACGATATAAATATCGATGTGAGCAGTCGTATTTTCATTTGGTCAAACTCCGATTTAGACGGTGCTTGTTCTGTCATTTTACTGGGACAAGTATTTAAAGAATTCGGATATCAATCATGCTTTTTTGGTAAATTTGAAGAAACATATACTAAGTGGGCGAAAACCGAATTAGATAATTACGATAAGGTATTTATCGTGGGTATGGTTATCGATCAACGATTACTCAATAAAATTGACGATCCTCGTGTAGTAATTATTTCAGATCGAAATGAAAAATTGACAGCATATGATTCGACTATGATTATAGAAGAATGTGGATCTTGTTCTAAATTAATTTATAAAAAATTTAAAAAAATTAAAGAATTTGAAGTAAATGTTAAAAAATTATTGGTATATGTGGATGATTATAATGCTTATTTTTTAAAATATAGAGAATCCGAGTATTTAAATGCGATTTACCGTAGATTTGGATATAGAAATTTTTATAAATTTGTGGATAGATTTTTTAATGGGTATGATGGACTGACCGATAGTGAAATTAATATTGCTGAAGGGTTCTTTAAAGAAATTGATGATGAAGTATCCACAATAGATCTGTATTCTGGTGATTATCGAGGATGGAAGGTGCTCGCAGTGTTTTCTAAACTGTCAGTGAACGAAATTGCTAAAAAGTTGATTGACACCCAGAAATGCGATGTTATCATCGTGGTCAATCCAGACACTAAATTTGTCTCATTCAGAAAACCCACAGGATCGCCTGCTGACATTGTTTACATGGCAGAAAATCTTTGCGGTGGTGGAGGTGGTGAGTGGGCATCTGGTGGTCAAATGAGTGAAAAATTCATTGGGTTCACAACAACACTAACCACAACACAACAATGAATATTGATCCCAGCCACAACATGATAAGCGAAGAGAGTGATCACATATTCTTATCATTCTGCACCTTCGTGATGAATCTAAAGGGTAAAAAACTTTCAGTACAAAATGTATTTGTTCAAACATTACAGGATGAGAAATTAAAAAATGTGATGAAAACAATGATGAGCCTAGAATCAGATTATGAACTGGTTAAAGTGTTTTTGGATTTTGATCCAAGTGTCGCTAAAAGTAAATACGTTACTAGAATATTTAAAACCGATAAAAAAAATCAATGAGATTCGAAAATCTTTTTCAAAAACATCCCAATATCAACCAAGATTATTTCCTTGCTGCCATACCTCCATGGGAGATAGAAGAAAAGGAAGCTATTCGCCTATACGTGGAATACGTCAAAAACCTAATTTTCGAAGATCCAGACAAAGACGAGTCCATTGAGCGTCTAACCGAAGGTTTCAAATTTGTTTTTCGCTTTTGTAAAGAAAAT